TTACCCTTTGGTCTTACTTCAATTGAATTATAAAGGTTTTTCGTTCTCATTAATGTAGGTTCTAAATCATAACCAAGTTTGGAATAGATTTTTTTTGTGTAAGGAGCGAGTGGTTTCCAATGTTGCGTGCCGCCACTAAAAAGGTCTGTCCCTATTCCGTCCCAGCGTCCGTGTTGCATAAAGTTTTGGTCAATGTAAGAACGGATTAATGCGGCAACAACTTCAAGGGCAGGTGTTAAATCTTTATTGGCAAGCCCTTGAATTAATGAATTTAATTGATTTGATAAATCATCCATAAATAAAAATAGAATTAATTAAACATCATTTAGAATGTCCTATTTTCTCTTTGATTTGTTTCACGCCAACCGGTTTTTGGCTATCTAAAAACTCATTTAACGCTTTGTGTATTTTATCCGTGTATTTTTTTACATCCGGTTTCCAAGGCTTAATCGGACTAATATTAAAGTCTTGCGATGTTTTAAGAAAATCAAGATTAGGATTAGTAGGATTTTCTTTCGTTGGGAATAATGTACACCCGCACCTGAAACCACTCGGTGGATAAATAACGTCCAAAATAGGATCATCTAAACTGAATACGTGATTATTAAGTAAAGAGTGGTCGTGTCGTTTTGTTCTTCTTTCAATTTGCACGTATTTGACATTTGGAAAAACATCTTTTGTTAACACTAATTGCTGGTAACGTCCTTTTGCCTGCGCCATTTTCACGTTCGTATCAAAAATCACGTGTAATCTATTAGCATTACCTGTCCAGCCTGCTTTTTGCATTGCTTCAACTAAACCCCCATCAATTGCATTTTGCTTAAACTCATCAAACCCTTTACCACTTGCAACGCTCTTCTGAATGTAACTTATTATATCTTGTAGAACGTCTGCACTCATTACTTTTGCGACTGTGAAACTTTTATCGTATGCTTCTTGGGAGAGGTCATCCCAATTTACACTCACTTTAACTTTTTTGGCTTTGTGTTTTAAATATTTTAATGCCTTTTCCGGAGGCTTATTGAAAGCAACTTTAAAAGGGTCTTCAAACCTCCACAAATCAAATTTTGGAGGTTTTTTATATCTTTCATAGAATTCTAAAAGATAGTTACGCACTGATTATACCACTCCCCTGAGCTAAAAAAATTGCATTACTTAAATAACTTTCAACCTCTTGTGTTGGTAACCCCGGGTATAAATTCTCTATTTCGTCAATAATTTCATTAAGCGATGTTCCTTCTTTTATCTTTTCCAAAGCTAAATTAATTACTTTATCGGCAAATTCACCTAATGTATCAAGTTTTTTAGGTGTTTCACTTTCTGCAAAAGCGGGGGTTGGAACTGCTTTCATTTTGAAATCGTCGTCGCTTAAACCATAAGTATTTTTTATATAAGTATTTGTAAAATCAACGATTTGACTTAATATTTGATCTCGCTGCGCAACCAACATATCAACGTCAGTTTCCTCATATAATCTTAAAACGGGATAAATACCATCCGTATAATTGAAGTCTATTAGTAATCTTATTATTTCATTTAAAGCCTGCTCAACCATTGACTTGTCCGCATCCACAATATCCTGTCTAATCTGTAAGTGCGTTTGCGACATCGCATAAGAGCCTGTTTTACCTTGTTCCGTGGTTAAAGTTTGAGATAAGATTGTTTTAGATATTTCTGAATTTAAAAAAGAAATAAATCCCTCAAATAGAGCAGACGCCGAGTTTCTATCCACCTCGAGTGTGGAAATATCAAACGTAGAGGATGTTGCAATAGTGAAGTTTCTTTTTGCATCTTGCAGTAATTCATTTAATTTTGCTAATTGCTCAGGGTTAACGTTCGTTTCTGCTTTCCCAATTAAGAATGGTGAACCGTATTTTTGAACAAATTCAGCCCATAATTGCAACGCCCCTTTTTTGTAGATATAAGGACGTAAACAATTAGTAAGTAGAGCATGTCCATAAGGGTTATTATACGTAGCATTATGCTGTACTAATATGAATTTCTTATTAGGCACGAATTCAAAAGCCCCGTTGGAATAATACTTCAAACGTCCTTTGTTGTCAAAATCAAACCAGAACGGTGGTTTCCCGATTGCATTTTGTAATATTACTTTTCCTTCTTGAAAGTCCCAATACAACTCAATAGGTTTATAACCAAACAAAGGGGCATCTAAAATTTCACTAATTAATCCTTTTAAATCTATTTTAGAAAAAGTTTCATAAATGAATTCTTGTTTTTCTTTATCGTCGGTAAGTATTTCATATTCCATTGCCAGTACCGCAGATTTTCTGCTTTGAACTACTGAAAATATGTGCGGGTCGTATAACAGATTAGATAGGTCGGCTAATGTATTTCCGAGTTCTTTTAATACCTTATTAGCATTTTCTACTATTCCATCATAAGCAACAAGCGAATTATTTGGATTTAATGTTGCGACCGCTCCGATTGGCACGTCGTCTTTATAAGCTATTTTCTCAATTTTGAATAAATTAAATATATTCATTTTATACCTTGTAGTAATTATTTTCTTGTAATTTTGGTTTGTAAGTTAAAAGACTTTCAAAGTTAGAAATTGTTTTTGAATATTCAAGTGCCTGGCTCAGTGAATCCACAAAATCGTCGTGCACGTCAAAAGGAAAGTTAGTCAATTCGGAGATTATATCTGTATCTAAATTAGCAGGAAAAAATACTTTCCCATTTTCAAAAAGATTAGACACGGCGTGTAATCGTGTTACTTTATCCGCAATAGGATTCACAGCACGCACAGGTAAACTTAATTCTTTCAAACTTTGTATTAAAGGCTCGCCAGAAGCCTTTTTTTCAATCAAAATAATTGACGGATTGAATTTCACAAATAAAGATTTTGCATTTCGTAATAAATCGGGAAAATTTAATTTTTGTCTAAAAACATCAATCAAATAATTATTCCCATTAACTATTTTCCAAGTAGTGCAAACTGAATAATCATTATGTTGTTTGTTGTCAAACGCCGTGTCCCAGCTCTGAAAGACTATTCCTTGTGAATGATTTTCCTCATAGAATTTCAACCAGTCATAATTTATTATTTGATTTTCTGAAATAATCGGTGTTTGCTGATAAAGTGAAGCAAACCAATAAGAACCTATTTGTTTTTTAATCTCCATCAAAGTTTCCAAAGGGTAACGCTCCGGCCATAAAGCCTCACCCTGTTCGTTAATTGCTGGAAAATTAATTAATTCCCAATCACCTTGTTTAATAAATCGTCCTGCTAAATCGTCATAATGCCAACGTGTCTGAATTACGATTATTTTTGCATCCGGGCTTAAACGGGTAAAAGCTGTGGAGTTAAACCATTCATAAACTTTGTCCCTATAAACCCTACTCAATGCCTCTTCTGAATTTTTTACCGGGTCGTCAATAATGAACAAGTCCGCCCCTTTTCCCGTTATATCACCGCCCGCACCCGTTGCGTGCATAACGCCTCCTGCCTCTGTTTCCCAGTGCCCCTGTCTATCGACGGTTAAATCGTTTCTAAAATAAGAGTAAACTTGTTTTGCTTTTAAAGACCAAGAGGTCGCAAAACTTGTAGCATAAGAGGTTAATATTACTTCTTTATGCGGATAGTTGAGTAGATACCAGGCAGGTAAATACTTACTAATGAATTCACTTTTTCCGTGCCGTGGCGGGAACGTAATAATTAATTTAGATTTTTCCTTTGAGAGTAGTAATTCAAGCACCCGCTTTTCAAGTTGCTGAATGTGAGCGGGTGTCTGATACTTGCCACGTGTGTAAATTTTGGCAAAATTACTGGGTATATTCGCTGTTGTTCTCAATATATGTTAAGTTGTTTATATTTTTAGGAATTTGAAAATTAGTAAAATCATTCTTAATTGTAATTTGTTCCTTCTCTGAATAACCACGATGTTTGCCTTGTGTTTTTAGAAAAAATATAATAGCCGCATTGTCATTATTATTGATATTCTCCAACAACTTACTTTCTGCAAAATCTAATAGGCTTTCACGTTCGTTCTTAATCGCATCCTCAACCTCAATATAACGTTCTTTATAATGATAGACTGTTGCGTTCGTGCATTTGAGTATTTTTGCCGCTTGACTTATAAAACCCCGTGAACGCTTAATTGCGTCTATTACTTGTTCTTTGGTGTATTTTTGTTCACTCGCCATTTGATTAATTTATATATTTAAAAAAAATAACTCATTATTATTGTCTTATTGTAAACCTAACAAATTCCACACAGCCGCTTCATAAGTTTTGCCGTGCTTTAATAATTCTTGTTTGACTATTTCGTATTCTTGTTGTGTGTAATTTAGAACAATCTTTTCGTAGTCATCCTCACTTGCTTCAAGTTTGTTATTGAATACCAGCGGCTCAAATTCCCATTCCTTCAAATTCAAATCAAATTCATTTGCCAAATTGTCAATAACTTCAAAGTCAAAATCTATTCCCATTTTTGCTGTTTGATTGTCGGCTAACGCCAGTTCACGTCCCTTCTTTGAATTGATAGAAACGTCGTTTCGTTTTACTGCGATTATTTCATTCCCGTCTGTTTCTATGATCTTAATGTTTTCCAATCCAATTTGTCCCGCAACTTCAATTACTCCATTACCAGCAATAATATTATTGTCTTTATCTAACAAGATAGAACGACCAGCACCTAATTTAGAAAGAGACTTTTCAAGTAGTCGCATTCCTTTTTCTGTGTGCTTGTTAGCATTTTTTGTATCAAAGTTTAAATCTTTGATTGTTGCTTTATCCATTTTGCTTTCTTGTTTCATTTTACCCATATTATATTTCGCTCACAAATCGTTACTATTGAATTTTTATTACCTTCTTAATAGTTTCTATTGGTTTCAATTACAAATCCTCGCTGTGCCCTTAAAAACACTTAATAATAAATTTCAAAAAAAACAAAGTCCTATTATTATATATATTATTATTTATATTATTATATTATATATACAATGGGTTGTTTTGCACCATTGCAATGGTCGGTTTCGCACCATTGGAATGGGTCGTTTTGCACCATTCCAATGGGTCGTTTTAACCCATTGATGATTTTTAAGAACTTACAGACTTTTATTAAGAACTTACAACGATTTTTTACGTTTTAATATCAATTTTTTCTGTAACTACAATTTGTGTTAGAACGAGTAATAGTCGATAAAGTTCAAACGTTGAAAATTTTGTAATTTGTTTGGCGTCTCGGATAAGTGAATTTACTTTATCGTCTCCAATTTCATTTCGTAATTTTTGTTCAAATACTTGTAAATTACCTTGTTTCATTACGTTACAAGAATTACATTGTGGGCGTGCATTGTCAAAATTCCAACGTGTCGCAAAATAACGACGACTAATAAAATGTCCACATTGTAGTTCTTTAATTGGAAAAACTTGTCCGCACGTGTAACAGGTATTTAATCCGTCGGATGAATTGCGGTTACGAACAATGATTGAAAATAATCTATCCAGTTTCCCAATTAATTTATTTCTTGCGTTCATAATACAAAATTAACATTTATCAATACAGCAATTTTACGTAAATTTCTTTAATTGTTAGTGTTTAATTTTGTAAAAAAATATAAGTTACGATTATGGAACTATGGGTTGATGTATTTAAGACTGGCGAACACACCGATAGCAGTGGCGACACGCAGACGTGGACTGAAAACGATTTAAATGAAATTGCAAATCTTTATAACAATCAAAATCCCGACGAACAGCACCTCGCCCCTATTGTCTATGGACACCCAGCAAGCGAGGACGCCGCTTTGGGTTGGGTGGACAAGTTGAAAGTTGAAGGCAATATCTTAAAGGCAAAGTTAGTTGATTTAAGCGAGCAACTAATTCAATCAATCAAGGACGGAGCTTATAAATTCCAATCAATCGCTTTGTATCCGAACAGACTTTTACGCCATCTTGGAATACTTGGAGCAGTGCCGCCAGCGGTAAAGGGTTTAAAGCCTTTATCTGAATATTTCTCAGATAGTCAATTTCTGTTATTTGAATTTGCCGCAAACGACATTAACGATATTGAGAAAATCAAGGAATACATACGGCAAAAATACGGAGAAGATGATTACCAAATTATGTTGAAAGATTTATTATTATTAAAACCAGGGGACGACCAAATGGACACAACAACACAAAATAACAACATACCAGCAGATAATACACAACAAGCATTAAGCGAAGCAAAATTTAACGAAATGGGTGTGAAAATTAAAGAATTAGAAAGAAAGAACGAGGAATTAGCTTTTGACTTATTCTTTAATGAATTAGCATTACAGGGTTATGTAATTCCAGCACAGAAGGAATTAATTAAAAGTATTGCAGTTCCAAATTACCAATTTGGAGAAGGGAAAACGTTACTTACAAATCTAACAGAATTAATTAAAACATTTCCAAAGCAAATT